CATGCTCAGGTCGGGGCCCCTTTATTTTTGAAAAGACCTGGGGCATGGGTCTTTATATCCAATCTACTCGTCAGAATTGGCTCTATCTAACATCATCTTAAGAAGAGCTTTCCGACTTTGGAGAGGAGGAATGTAACCTAAATACTTCTTAGCTGCACTGAGTAATTTAGGGGCCCACTCGTCATAAACTTCTTGTGGGTGATAACACAATTCCTCTAAGGCAACTCGAATGTTATCTTTTTCTATCTGTTCCTTATCCGAACAGTCTTTAGTCCAATTTGGCATCTCCAATATAACGCTAAGTTCTAATGGTGCCACTATCTTACAAATCTCTTTTTCATATCTAAAATTTCTCTTTAAAAATTGTACCTCTAAAATATTCCTTGTTATAAAAATTCTCCCATCTTTGGCTTCATTTGTATAGATCATTCCATACTTCTTCATCATCTGGGTTAAAGTCTCCTGATTAAACCAGTACTTAACCCTAGGACTAACGTTAACAACGCTATCATCTCCATAGCACTTTGGTTTCACGTTGGTCAAGTATGTCTTGATCGCCACATCTAAACCTTCAGGGTGATTATCTAAATAACAGGCTCTAATTAAACATTTATTTACAGTTGTATTCAAAGGTGCAGTCATAGGATTACCCGAAGATAAACACTTAGACCACTGATATACTACATTGCCACGGATGTGACAAGATTGCATCATTATATACATGAGATTACGTCTCCTCCTAAAATTCTCAATACCGTCATCATAAAAAGGATTTATAATTTTATCTACAATAGCTTGAAACATCGGATAAGTTTGACTAGAATCAAAACCTGAATAATCTCCCGCCAGTACATCTGGTCCAAGAGAGGTGAGTTCATGGTAAAGAGCATCCCACTTGTAACCATAGACATTAATACCTATACAGGATCCATTCCACACATGATTTTCTACTAAATCTTCACTCCAAGCACCCATGCACATCCTAACTAAAATGGCGCCATCTAATGAAACACCATTAAAGACTCGTGTCTTTCGATCTGCCTTTTCTTTGGGTAATCTCTCGTCCTTCAGGTGATCGCTAAATAACAAAAGTAATCGCCATCCATCTTCACGAGCGAGAAACTCCCACATCCACATCACAGTCTTTCTAAGTTGTACAGCGAGGGGTCTATTAAAATCAAATTTTCCGTCCGAACCAAAATAGTCTCTCTTACCTCCACTCTTTGCAAGAAGGGAGTAGGGATAACCAGCCGAGGTTGACAAAGGTAGCGAATCCGCATAATCATGTTCAAATATACCAGCACATGCCTCCTCAAAGGTCCAATTACGTGGCTTGAACTTTGGTCTTCTATAATGCATATCCGCAAATTCCATCTCAGCAGCAATCCTAAAATTCGTATCATCATAGTGAGCTACCTTGGATCCATATCTAGAAATATTAGCAGAAAAAGGTTCTATCTTCTCTCCTTTACTATTCGTGTAAACACTTAAATGTGCAGGACAGGAAATAGGCTCTTTAATCATACCATACAATCTAGAACGAACTATTTGACTTTTCGAAGCGAAAGGGGCAGGAATCTTAGTAGTACCTATCATCTTAAAACTCTCTCCAGGGAACGGACAATCATCTTTAGGAGTAATCTGCATAGCCTCATTCAACTTTGGATTATTGTAATCGGCAATAACATATTTTCTAACATCTGCTTGCAATTCTGCTGTCTCCAGGACAACATCAGGAGTGTCGGGTACATCTTCCACACCGAATAGATCATGTACTTGCCTAATCATCTCTTGTGTTACGGGAATAGTATAACCTCTTCCACAGCCACCAGCTACATGAATTCCTAAAATCTTTGCGCTCGCTGATTTGTCGTATAAATACAAAGGAGAACCACAGTGTCCACTCTTGGTTGGAATATCATACTCAATCATATGTTCCATCTTCAATAAGGAACCATCAGAATCATATACCTGCAAGGAGTCAACCCATCTTCCATCGGAAAACTCCATCTTCACTATTAAAGGATCTGACTCCATTCTCACTAGCATGACATTTCCACTGTTCCAACCAGATAAATAGGCTTCACTAACGAAATGGTGAGATATTTTCTTATGCTCTCGCAAACCAGTACGGAAGAAAAACAAATCTAAATTGCCAAATCTCTTTCCACCCAATACACGGGCAGGGTTAATAAACATTCTAGCTTTATCATCATCATCATTCCTGGTAAGCTGGACAGATCTAACTCCTCTCTCCATGCAATTCTTCAAAAGGGAAACGTAGTGATAAGGTATCATACATATATCTCCATTTATCATAATAGCATCACCTGGGGCAGTTCCAAAAGGATCACCATCAGCATCATCACCCATGTCAATCAAAAAGGCATAAGTATTCTTTGACAAAACCTTCCACGCTATCTCTTCAGTATTTCGACATATAGCACGAGATTGTGTCATAAAATCATACTTCTTGTCCTCCATAAATTCGAAATATCCTTCGAAAATTTTTCCATTCCAATGCTTAAAAGTAATATCCGCTTGTTGATGGATGTTGGGAGGGGGTCGCTTCACTTTGTATAATCTTCCAGCCGGCTTATGTCTAGCTTTCACAGATGGATCATATGCTTGTTCCTCAACTGGATCAGATGGTTTCATAACAGCAACAATGAGTCCTATGCCCATAGCTAAAGTAGATAACCCTACCAAGGCTGTGCCAACCATAGTAAATATGGGATGGCGCTGATAGAAGCTGGAAACTAATGCCTTTGTCTTGGATAGGATATCGTGAGCTTCTTCCAAGTCATCGGAAAAATCTAAATCACCTACTTTCCTAGCAAAAGCTCGAGAAACTTCTTTCTTCCAGAAATGAGGAGCACGCTGTAAAAATTTATCAACCTCAGTACCATATAAGTCCACTTCCTGTTTCAGCCATTCTCTAAACACCTTCCACTGAGCTAATGTATCTATCCATGCTTTCCGATATTTAAAGTCCAGAATCATTGCAGAGGGACCAGTAACGAAAAGATCTCTAAGGTATGCATTCAAAACTTCCATAGAAATATAAGGAGCACTTAAAGTGTTCAAACCTCTCTTCTGGATGATATTATCAATATCATTAACAGTTTTAATCATACCTATTTCCTCATCTTTCTTCAAGGTCTTAATTAAGGCATCATCATCCAATTCCTCCTCATCATCTGAGGAATCCTCTTCAATAGGAGTATTATTTAGCTTTGGTAAACTAGCGCTAGTAGAAGTACGCGCACTTTTGAAACTTTCCATCTCTACATCATAACCATGTAGAGCCGCTCGCAAATCCACAGCACTAACCTCACTTTTACCACTTCGAGTAGAATCTCCTTGAAATTTGATCTTCCCATTGGTGAAATCCATCAGGTCTCTCATCTCCGCAGGGTTCCTTCTGTCTTTAGACTCTGGTATAGAATCTAACCCAGCTAAACCTAGATCAATCATCTCACTAACTCTCTGTTTAACTTCTGTCATATATTCCTTCATATTGCTCTTCTTGTATTCTTTAATCTTATATTGCTGAGCTAACCATAGAACAAAATCCTCTACAGAAATATGATTCTTTTTCCAATAAACACCACATTCACAATCTTCATCACTATGTTTATAATGACATCTTCTATCAATGGGACCAGGATTCTCTGCACTCCTATTACGATAAACCGTAGTAGTGGTAAGGCCCTCTGAAAGCGAATTCAGTTGCTGGTAGTAGTAAATATTTGGATTAAAATCTTTACCTTCTTGTGTAGCTCTATCAACTTTATCCCAATCAATAACTTGATTCCAATACTCATCATGCGGATTTTTAAGATATTCATCCTTAACATGCAGCCTAAATAACTTTATTCGGCGGCGATAAGCTACTTTATCACGTAGCGAATCTGGATCAAACAGTTTATTACCAGTACAAAAGATAATTTTCGATCTAAAGAAGCAATTTCCTTTATTTTCCATCTCAGCTCTGTGAACAGCATATTGGAAACCACTAACACCACGTATAATATCTTGGCATTCAGAATCTTTTGATCCTGGAGGCTCCAAAAACTGTCCTAAATCATCGAAAACAGTTATAAGTTGTCCACAGTAAGCATCCCAATACTCGTGCGATGCTATTCTGTTATAAAAGAAATCTTGCCAATCTCCAGACATAACTTTTTCTCTATCATCTGGATCGGAAATCATTAAGAGGACTTGCGTCAAAATATAAGTAGTAGCATAAGTTTTACCATACCCAGGCGGAGCGATAACTAGAACACAAACAGGTTCTTGCCGCATACCCGCGCCATCTTGGTTAATATTACCCATACCATCTAGGATTTTCTGCAATACTCGCTCTTTATCCGTTACAATAGCACGTAACCTATTTCCTTTATCTGTACTTGGCCAACTAGCCTTTAATCCAATTGCTCTAAATTGCAAAGTTATAATCTTGTCAGCAGTAGCTACATCATTTTTAATACCTTTCCGCAATTTTGTATCTTGGAATTCTTTGAAATCAGCTAGCCATTTATTAAGCTTATCTTCACCTTCAATGATCTGAGTAAGAGGACCAAGTCCCATACAATTCTCTCGAATGTAGTTAATAGCTTTTCTAACCAAATTAACCATATATGTACAGACATCAGCGATTCCTCCACTCAGTCTCTGCCAATTACCAAGAGACTTCATAAAATCAATACATGTTTCCTTACCAATAGGTTTTTGAGTAACGCAGGTTCCTGCAGTTGCCAAAACCAATGAAATCAAAGCTGAATGGGCCTTGAAATCTGGGTCGAAGAATATAAAGTCTTCACCCTGGGAAACTATAGTCTCAGGTTCTTGAGCAAATAATCTAGCTTTGATATCTAGTATAGCCTCTTTCAACTGATCAAAATAATATTTGATAGTATTGCCCAAAGATTTAGCCTTCTCCTTGAATATGTCACTAGTACTACTAGAGAATAAAATAGGGGAATCTTGAATAAGATCTATAACACCGATAGCTAAAGCCAATAATATGGGCCAATTTGTTCCTTTACTTGTAAAAATCTGTTTGGCGCCTAATATCAAGGCTCCAACCAGAACTACAATTCCAGAAATCTTGGCAAATTGACTCAACTTATCATTAAGACCATCCATAAACGATAGGCCTTCCTTGACATTACAATTAGCATTATCTACACTAAGTCCAAGTCGTTGTACAATATCCAAGACTTCAGATCCTTTGCCATTTACAATACCGACAGCAGTCTCTCGACATTTCTTAAGTTCATCAACAAGGCTACGGGCTATATCTTTCTCTTCGGAGCCCATCTTGATACCTTTCCCACTTATAACATCTTTGAGACCTTCCATCTGGAAATGTGCAAATATCTTATTATTCTTCCTCTCTCGTTCCTTCGTACGTATTTCATCACGTCTACGGGCGTCAAGGTCAGCTAAAATAGCACTAACTGTTCTTATACGCTTGTTAGTCTTATACGAAGTCTTATCGAGACTCTTCTCATATTCTTGTACACTTGTAATAACGGCTTTGTACTTGGGGTCAATCTTCTTCTTCTGTTTTAAAGGTTTATTCAAAGGTTCAACATGGAATTTATCAGTTACGGGTAAATCAGACTCCCATGAGGATGTCCTCTCTCGCTTAATCGTCTCTTTAAGTTCCAACTTGTCAAACTCTTCTGCTAGATCCAAAACAGCATTAGATCTCTTCAATTTTCCTTTCTTTTTATCTAATTTCTTAATCTCCACAGAGCCCTGGAACGTAACACCATCATAGGGTATATCCCAATCATCGGAATAACCAGAAGCATCCATCTTCGTACAGAAAGTGCATGAACACCACGGAGTGGTGGTTTTGCACTGAGAATACCAATGGAAATCATGGTAACTTGTAACCAAAGGTAATTGTACTCCTAATCCTCTATATGTGATGCATGATGGAATACAGAAATTACTTTTCGCAAAATACATCTCTGTTTCATTATCAGAATTAATAGGGCATACCAAATAGGAATTAGAACCATCTAAATTATTGTACATTAGGGCGAATTCTCTCGCACTTATTTTTGAGATATTTCTCTCAAAGCCTGAAGCGTCAGGCACGCTAGACAATATAAATGTAACTTCACTATCGTCAATGAAATAATTCAGAAGAGGAACTAATTCATCTTTGAAATATCTTATTAAATTCTCTTCCATACTCTTATCTGATGTCATACATCCGATCGGTAATCCACAAACTTGTTCTATATCTCTCAACTTTAAAAACAATTCAGAAAGATAAGGGGCAATAGAAATACATAAATAAGCAATAAGAGGGTATCTTCTAGGTCTAGCAAATTTGGCACTGGAGTAATAAGTCAACGTACGAGCTAAACAGGCATGCTTAATTAAAAGGAGCTTGTAAGTTCGAGGGTGAGAATATACACTCATACCACATCTATCCAAGATATCCAAAATATTGTAAATTGTAAAATCTTGATTCAAATTATAATTTTTATTATGTAAAATATGTACAGGAGTCTTCACTATAGTAGTGAAAGAACGTTTGGCTTTAGAAACAAGTTCGGAAGTCATAAAATTATTTACAGTAGTGTCCTTGCGGGAAGCACTGGGGGGG